ATAAGTCACAGGCGAGGCGCTGGCAGTCGCATACGAGTTCGGCAATGGCGATTGAATGCCAACGGCTCGCCTCAATCCGTCCACTGCCCAATTGAAAATTCCGCTAAATAAATTCATTGTTAAATCACAATCGGATTAGATAAAAAACCTTGCATATCGCCCTCGTTATCTTCTTTTTCTATGGCCCCTAAAGCCATTGTTACGGCTACTGCCCCGTCAATCCTACCTGTTGCTTTCATCTTGTCAAGTTTTCTATTAGATGCTGCGTCCTGCACCACTCGAGCATTAGCCATACACATAGTCAGGACTGGATTATTACCGTGCCTTATCTTTTCATTGAGCAATAGAGTTTCAAAGTTTTCAAGGGCTGGTGACATATCCTTAAACCCCTGACCGAACTCAACCAATGGCAACTCTACCCCCAGTTTGGTAAACTCTGTTTTTAATAAATCAATTCGCCACCGGTCAAATGCTACCGATTCAACGGCCACGCCTTCTAACGCCTCTGCATTTTTTTATAGCGTCTTTGACAACAAAAAAGGCACAAGGCGGGCTTATCTATCTATCGCTAGGAAAAACGGCAAGACGGGCTTAATAGCGTGTCTGCTAATGGTATTTATCGCAGGTCCCGAAGCCGTTTTAAATTCAAGGTTGTATTCAGGTGCAATGAGTAAAGACCAAGCAGCCGAAGTTTACAATTACGCTTCAAAAATGATTGGCCTAAGCCCCGAATTGTCGCAACGTTGTAAAACAATACCCTCTAAAAAAATGATTCTAGGGCTTTCTAAAAATGTGGAATATGCGGCCATATCAGCCGAGGGAAAAACAGCGCATGGTAAGAGTCCATTGATAGCAATTCTTGATGAGGTAGGCCAAGTTAAAGGCCCACAATCTGATTTTATAGATGCCATAATTACGGCTCAAGGGGCTTATGAGAGTCCCATGTTGTTTGCAATTAGCACTCAAGCATCAAACGATAACGATTTGTTTTCAATTTGGCTAGATGATGCGCAAAAAAGCGGTGACGAAAGAATTGTTTCTCACGTTTATTGTGCCGATAAAGAGGCAAAAGTGGACGACCCGAAAGGATGGGTTGACGCTAATCCTGCAATGGGTAATTTTAGAAGTAAAAAAGATGTAGAAGAGCAAGCAGATAGAGCCGAAAGGATGCCGTCATTTGAGCCAACATTTAGAAATTTAGTTTTAAACCAGCGTGTCGAAACAACAACGCCATTTGTGAGTAAAGGTGTGTGGTTGCTCAATAGCCAAGATGTTGACGACTCTATTTTTTATAAAAACAAAACTTATGTGGGGCTTGATCTGTCAGCAAGGAATGATTTAACGGCTATGGCAATGACTTGCTTTGATAATGAGAAGTGGCACGTTAAAGTTTTGTTTTGGACACCTGAAAAGGGGCTTAAAGAAAGGGCAAAACGTGATAGAGCGCCTTATGACTTGTGGGAAAAAGAAGGTTTTATTAGGGCTTTACCTGGTGCCTCGCTTGATTATGAAGCGCTAGCAAAAGAAATTGCAGAAGCCTTAGAGGGTGTGGCCGTTGAGTCGGTAGCGTTTGACAGGTGGCGAATTGATTTGCTAAAAACAGAGTTTACCAAACTGGGGGTAGAGTTGCCATTGGTTGAGTTCGGTCAGGGCTTTAAGGATATGTCACCAGCACTTGAAAACTTTGAAACATTGCTGCTTAACGAGAAGATAAGGCACGGTAATAATCCAGTCCTGACTATGTGTATGGCTAACGCTAGAGTTGTTCAAGATGCAGCATCTAATAGAAAACTTGACAAGATGAAAGCAACAGGTAGGATTGACGGGGCAGTAGCCGTGACCATGGCATTAGGTGCCATAGAAAAAGAAGATAACGAGGGCGATATGCAAGGTTTTTTATCTAATCCGATTGTGATTTAACAATGAATTTATTTAGCGGAATTTTTAACTGGGCGGTTGACGGATTGAGGCGAGCCGTTGGCATTCAATCGCCATTGCCGAACTCGTATGCGACTGCTAGCGCTTCGCCTGTGACTTATGACTCAGCAATGCAGTTGTCAGCAGTGTGGGCCTGCGTTAAATTGCTTTCCGAAACAGCATCAAGCCTGCCTTTAACAGTTTATAAAAAAGAAGAAGACGGTAGAAAAGAAGCAAAAAACCATGCTTTAACGCAGTTATTTAATGGCAAAGTCAATCGCTATCAGACAAAAAATGAGTTTTTTGAAACGGTATTTTTGAATCTTATTGTGCATGGCAATGCTTATGTGTTGGTTGACAAACTAGGCGACAGAATTGTTAGCTTATTGCCTATCATGAGTTCTCAGGTCACTGTGGAAATGTTAAGCGATGGCGAGATTGTGTATCAATACATTCAAGACAACGGCAGTGTAGTGGTGCTAAGCAGTGCTCGAGTGTGGCACCTAAAACTGATGGGTAGCGGTACTATTGGAATGAGTCCACTCGCATATCAGCGAAACAGTTTAGGTATTGCTCAAGCCGCAGAATCAGCGGTAACAAAAATTTATTCTAACGGTGCCAAGCCGTCGGGAGTTTTAACAGTTGACAAGTTTTTGACTGCTTCGCAACGAGCAGAGGTAAGAGCTAGTTTTAGTGATTTAACCAGTTCCACAAGCGACAGGCTTTTAGTGCTTGAGGGTGGTTTTAAATTTAACCAAGTTTCTTTAAGCCCTCAAGATATTGAATTATTAGCAAGCCGTAAATTCCAAATTGCAGAGATTTGCAGGTGGTACGGTGTGCCTAGTGTAATGGTCAATGATAACAATGGTACCAGCACGTGGGGCACGGGTATTGAGCAGATTATGGACGGCTTTTACAAGCTGACAATGAGGCCATTGCTTGAAAAAGTCGAACAATCAATGAAGGTGCATTTAGCATCATTAGTCGAGCGTGACAGTATAGAGTTTGAATTTGATTTTGATGCGCTATTGCGAGCAAGTTTAAAAAGTCGTTTTGAGGCTTACAGAGTCGCCATTGCATCCGGTGTAATGACACCCAATGAAGCAAGAAAATTAGAAAACTTAGAGCCAAAAGATGGTGGCGATCAGTTGTATATGCAGGGCGCAATGATGCCAATTGCAGATAATGAAAATGAAGATAATCACGGGCCAGAACATCCAGAAAAGCCCGAAATAGATTTAATTTTTAAGGGAAATAAAAAATGAGTTTAGCGTTTAAAAAACTAGATTTACAAAAGTTAGATTTAAAGTTTGTTGGCGAAGGCATGACTTTTTCAGGTTACGCTAGCGTCTTTGGGCAAGTCGATTCTTATGGTGATACTATCGACCCTAATGCCTATGATTTAACGCTTAAAGACCGTGTAAGGCCGGTTCGTATGCGTTGGAATCATTACGGCCCTGTGATTGGCAAATGGCTAAGAATGACAACAGATAAAACAGGTTTATTTGTCGAGGGTGAATTGACTCCTGGACATTCAAAAGCAATTGATACTTACGCCAGTTTAAAACACGGTGCAGTTGATGGCTTATCAATTGGTTACATTGCCAAAAGCGCAGTAGAAAACCCCAATGGCACAAGATTATTAAAAGATATTGAGCTTGTAGAAATCTCAATTGTTGAAGAGCCTGCAGACATTAACGCAACTGTTAGCAGTATCAAGTCAGCAATTGAACAAGCAAAAAGTATCCGAGAAATTGAAGCAACGTTGAGAGATTCAGCGGGGCTAAGTAGGCTTGAGGCGTGTGCAGTAGTTTCACGTATTAAGTCAGTCATTCAAAGCGATTTTGATAATGGCAAAAAGGAAGCGCAAGAAATTGCACAATTATTTAAGTCATTTAACAAGGTCTGAAAAATGGAATTGAAAGACATTATCGAAGCGGGCTTGAAAGCCCAAGAGAAAAAATTAGAGTCAGCCATCGAAAAATTCGAGGGTCAGCTCAAAGAAAAAGGTAGCACTGACACCGAAGTCAAGGGCGAAGTCAAAGCAATGTCAGAGAAGTTCAAAGAACTTTCTTTGCAGATGCAAGAACTTGCTCAAA